TATTACGCGGGTCCATAGGTATAGGTGCTAAAATAGGATAAAGGACGGGTAACACCGCACGTGTAAATTGTAGCGTTCCTGCGGGTTGAGCAGTATCAAACGCTCCAAATGTAATAATGTAAATGTCTTGTGGTATAGGAAATGTAAAATCTAGTCCTATACGAATATCTTTCCAATACGCTGTCACTTCACGAAAGACTGCCGTTTCCCATTGCTTAATACGGTCAATATTGGAGATATTCAAGCGTAAAGACGAAAGAAATTCGGAGCCGTCGGACGCCGATAAGACTGAGCGTTGCCCTGCCAATGTAGACGCATAGGACCGGAGACCTACTAACATACGACTGACCGAGCCGATCATATCAATAGTAAATGGGAGTTGTACAGTTGCCAAATACGGTGGAGACGCGGCAGTAAAGGAATTATCTTCAATCGTGAATTCCTCGTGGCGAATGTTTGTATAAGGGATACGCAGGGTTTGCGATTTGAGCCATAGATTCGCATCACGCGGTAAATAGATTTGTGTGGACTCTAGAGTCATTTGAATAGGTTGAACCGCCTCTATAGGCAATGTCACTTGCGTAGTATCAATAGGACCGTCCTGTGTTGCCTGAATGCGTAATGGTTTTCCGCCCCACGGTTGGGGCAAAAGTCGTCCATCACTTGCGACGACCACCTCGTTGAGTTTACGTAAATAGATGCGAATACGCCACCGTTGTTGACTGAGGGCGACAAGGGGAATACCTGGCTCAAAAAGTTGTTCGGAGCCAATAACGGGAATAGGCACGCGTAGCTGTGGCAGCGTAGCAGACCGACCAATGGCAAGGGGCGTTTCCAATCGTGAGCCAACTTCGTCGTACATTAGAAAAATCGGACCTGTTTCCGCTTTTTGGCGTTGACGCCACGTAATGTATTCACCGTAATATTCGTGAATAAGAACCTGGTCTTGGAACACTTGTATTTTATTGATAAGTTGAAATCCGATGCTATTTGTATAGCCGAAGGTGACGCCGCTAGCGTCGGTTACGATGCCGGTAGGATTGGCGGCAACAGCCAAGGGTGGCAGCCAGGTAGGAAGGTTGATACGGAGAAAGAAGTATTTCGCAAGGTCACCGCGGTGGTCAATATCAAAGTCAACCCACCGTCCCCAATCCGGGGCATTACGTGGTTGTGTTACATAGATTTCTTTTGTGAATGGAACTGATCGCATATAGACGCCGTGAAAGAACGATACCTTAGGATTCGCAGTAAAAAAGATATCCTTTTTGCCTCTTGAGACAAGTTCCATTAAACCACCAGAGCGAGATGTCATTGTGAATCTCCTTAATTTAGACCTAGTGGATTTTAAACCCGCACATAGATAGAGATGTTCAACCCGTTGATGTTTGCCTTTACGGCACTGCTGTTTATTGCCCTTACACCCGGTATCCTTGTTACGTTACCACCGAAAAGCACGCCGATTATTGTCGCAGTAACGCACGGCGTTCTTTTTGCCCTTATCTATGCTATGACTCACAAGGCGGTACGGCGCATGACGAAGAAGTTGGAGGGCTTCCAGGAGCAGTATGTTTTCCCGCCGGCGATTAAGAACGGCGATATCTGCAAGACGCAGACGTGTATGTGCAATGGTGCGGAGATTGCGGAGGCGGGACGTTGCCAGTAAATAACAGTATAAAATAGGAATGAAGAAATCTTCTATTAGACAATTTACTAGAAAGTGTCTAAAAGCAGGGTATAAGATGAATGTGTGTAAGAATGTGTGGGTTTTTGGAAAGTTGCCAACAAAGGAATTACGAACTATGTACAAAAACACGTTTAAACAACAGAAAATATACAAATATCCCCATACAATTAAACAGTCTAAAACACTAAAATATGCGAAAGCACCGAAAAAGCTAACAAAGGCGATGCTTATTAAAGCGTCTGGTCCGCGTATTTTTCCGTGATGCGGCACCGGTTTAGCGCAGCAGAGCCGGTAGCCGCTTTGCGGCACCGGCTTAAAAACATAAACCCCTAAACGAATAACGATGAGTTTTCCGAACATCAGCACCGGCTATGGCTTATCAGTCCAGCCCGTGAGCTCGCCGAAGTTGACCGAGCTCAAGGCAACGGACGACAAGCCGAACGTTATTCTTACGACGATTCGCATTCCAGATGAACATATTTGGGCGAATGGTCTATTCCAAAATGTCTATATTATCTATCGTATGCTGGAGGTGATGGGACTCAAGCCCTGGCTAATGGTGGACAATAACGAGAATCATAAGGATGCCACAGTCCACGATAAGTTCCGTATGATTGATTTTAAGATGTACGCAGCGAAGCCGTTTCCAGTGGCGTCCTACGTAGAGATGGGTATGTCGTGCGACCCTGGCATTCGCCGGTTTTTCCGGTCTATGGGAGCTAAGGTATCAAAGCTCTACTTAGGTAATATTCTGAACATTGATATTGAGACGATTACGTTTATGAAGGGCGTCAATTTCAGTCATCACGTAGCGGGCGAACTAGACGAGATTTGGGTGAGCCCGCACTACGATTTCCACGCCGAGTACGCTGGATCTATTAACGCCCTTTGTGGGAAGACACGGATTGCCCCGTATGTATGGGATCCTATGTTTATTGAGAATTCAGGACAGGCGTATGATGATAAGGGTCTGTCTCTGGAATCTGAGCGGCTGTTTGTCATTATGGAGCCAAATATCAGTTTCCAGAAGAACTCGGTCATTCCGATTACAATTGCTGAGGCGTATTACCGTCGGCACCCAAAGCGTGTAGCACAGGTGATTGCGATTAATGGCGAGCGTCTCAAGAATAACCCATATTATCAGGCGTCGGTCTTACCGAACCTTACGATTCACACCAACGGTAAGCTACAACTCACCCCGCGGGCACATATTGTTAACTTGGTGAAGGCGTTTCCGTCGGCAATTATCATTATGCACCAGGTGAACAACGAGTATAACTACAGTTTTCTAGAGTTTATTACAATGGGTTTCCCTGTTGTCCATAATATCAAGCGTTTCAAGGAATACGGATATTATTACGATGGCAACGATTTTGATGGCGGTGCCGACATGATTGACCGTATTATTAAGCATCACGCCAGCAATAAGGTCGCTTATGCAGCACAGGTGAAGCAACTGACGTGGAACTTTTCTATTAACAATCCGGCGAATCTTGAGGGCTGGAATGACTTGCTTTTCAAAAAAGCGTAAGTGCGGCGGAAGCGAAGGCTTAAAAACCACCCATAAGACATCTTATAGACCACAATGAAGGTTGGCATCACTGTAAGATTTCTTAATAGCTATTTCAGCGGGGGCATCCCCCAGGTAGCGTGCTCCTTAGCGAAGGCATTTAAGGAGGCGAACCATGATGTAACGCTTCTTTACCCAAAGGGCGAGCAGGACTGGTTTATGGACGTTAAGGGGCTCAAGGAGACTCTCCCAAAACGCTCGCCGTGGGACCCAACCAGCACCGAACGCTACGACGCCGTGTTTGAGGTCGTATGGTCGTTCCCCGAAGCCGACCGCCCCAAGGTCGCCAAGCACGTCATCCTCTGGGCACACCAGCCACCCATTTTTCACGATATTGAGTCGTCGGTCTACCAGTGGAACGCGACACAGCGGTCGTTCAAGAATCTATCCGCCATTGCCACCTACGATTTCTACACGGCACAGGACGTCAGGTACCTTGAGTTTTTGTCAGGAGTCCAGGTTATCCAAGTGCCTTTCCTATGGAATCAGGAAGCCCTTACCATTTTTTGCGAAGAGAATGATATACCTGAGTGGAAGGAGTCGGCAAAGCGGGTTGAGGCTATGATTCCTAAGGAGACGCACCCGTCGGTTTCGTGGTGTGCACGTATTGTGGAGAGCAATTTCAGCAATACGAGCCATTGTAATATTCCGCTCAATATTCTTACGCAGATTCGCGTCAGGGGAGATCCTGTGCGGTTCAATGTTCACAACGGAGAACAACTTGCTACGAACGAGTTTTTTAAGTCCAATATTGTGAAGAATCTGCTGCTGCCTGATATTAGCGGGTCGGTTGTGCCGCGTGTGCGTATGCCTGATCTACGTCAGGAGAAGTCGTTCATTATTGCACACCAGCGGTTCCGCCCGCTCAAGATGTTTATGCTAGACGCACTGTACCTTGGTATTCCTCTTATTCACAACTGTGAGATGTTGACGGAAATGGGTGTGCCGTATGGATATAAGTTAAATCAGATACAGGACGCTGCAAACGCGTGGTTAAAACTCAAAAAGGATTACGAAAACGATAAGTTTCTATTTAATACGGAAGTGCGTAGTGCG